TTTTCATCATTATCATCATCAACTTTGTTAAAACCATTCTTCAATAAATCTACAGCATAAGCATATGAAACTTTTGGTAATAATATGTCGCAGTCATAGTTTGCTACGTATGGTGTGTCCACCATCCAGAGCATGTCATTAATGATTTTAGTTCTGTGGAAGGTATACTCGTCTGACTGCTCAAATATGTGGGTGAGTCCTTCCAACTGAAAATCTTTCAAAGCTTCCTCCAGTGCAGGTTGCACAGATTCTTTGAAGATTGATGTTACATCTACTTCTTTTACAATTACTTTTGTTTTGAAATTTCTAAGAAGATATATCAATGTGGTGATTATATTTCTCATCCTATCTTTCGATTCAATACGAAGAGGTATGATAAAAGTACATTCACTTAGATCCCAATGTTGATGTTTAATTTGGGGTTGATTGATATCTTCTCTTAGATTGTTCGTTACATAATCGGTTTTAATGTCAAGCAAATCAACATTATCCGTCATTAGATTACCTCCCAGTTGCTACAGTATAAGTCGGATGTGTCATGGACAGAAGTGTATCCTGTGCCGAACCACTTCTTTGGTGCGATAATTCTCTTGTCTTGATTTTGTGATAACCATGATCCCCACCAAGAGAAAGAGGAGTTGGCAATAATGAAGTCAGTGCACATAGACATCATACACAAGTCTGTAAGATTGTCACCACCTTCTGAGACAAGGAACCTGTCATCAGGGAACTCAGTGCTACACCATTTAGGATCATCAGAAAAAATAACAACTGTGCGATTGTTATCAAACTTTGACAGTGCACTATCATAATATTCTTTAGGACAAGGTGGGTGATTGTCACAGTTTTGAATGTAGTCACCTCGTCTCACATGTAATGCGATTGGGTCATTCAATGTATCCATCATTTCCTTACATGGTATATAGATGGAATTTTTGAACTCAAAATCTTCACGAATACTATCTTCTATATGATCAAAGTATTTTGTGCTTTGAAGATAGGCATAAATGTTATGTCCATCTGGCATATTATTGAAAAGATCCTCATCAAAATGAAAGTGTGCTTCCTGTACATAAGTACCAGGACACACACCTATATTAGTAAGACTCTTGAGTTTAAATGCCTCGAACAATTGATGATCATTCCATTCATCTTTGAAGTCACTTTGTGGTATCATAAAATCGAAACCACGATGAGCAGCGATACCTCGTAACCCTGCATACTGGAACATTTGGTTGCCCAGTCTACCATGTCTTCCTAAATGATTGAATCCTATAGTCATGATAAATGTTTTACTTTCAAGTATTCAATTTCCTCTGGTAAGAGGTGATCGTAAGTTCTCTGTGTTTGAGACTTGTGTTCTCGATTAGATATGTGAATATCTTTGAGTACAACTGGGTCTCCGTGATATTTATATAGTCTAAAATACATATCACAATCCATAAGCATCGTCAATTCTTCGTCAAAATATTCTTCAATTCCGTTTCGTAATGCAAGTATAGAGGGAGAACTCAAGGTATTGATTCCCTCTAATAATCTATCATTGTACACTGGTATTTTTGGATTATAATGTTGCTGCCCATCTGTCAATGTATGTGCAAATCCAGTGACTGCCCATGTAACATCTTTTGTAAATGCTTTATCTAATTCAGATGTCAAATTTGTAGTTAGAATAAAATCATCTGAAAATAAAACTTTTAGGATATCCCCATTCCCATGACGTAATGCATTGTTAGTATTAGCAGAAATGTTGCCATACTTAGTTGTATTCTGCACATAATTGATCTCGAAAACATCGGCATACTCCTGACATGCTTGTAGTACTTTTTTAGATTTACTATGATCTGAAATCCAGACATTGAAATCTTTATTTGTTTGATGTTCTAATGCATGAAAAATGTCAAACAAATATTGCTGACATCTTGCATTACCATCATGAGTTGGAATACAAAAACTGACTCTAGGCATTCACGTATTCAATAATATTTCTTGTAAGTCTAGGCACCACGTCATTATCTGTGTGGAATTTTTTAGCAATCTCATAATTTTTTTCTATAGCTTCTTTTCTCCAATCATAAGCATCGGAATCTAATTTTCTTATGATAAGTTTGAGTTCATCAATATCAGAAAATGTTATAACTCCATCCATATGAAACCAATCACCAAGATTAGGGCATCCATAATATATTGGTACGGTTTTCGAGGCAAAACAATCTATAATCTTCTCAGTAAAATAATTTTTTTGTCTTGAATTTTCTGCACATATATGAAACTTGGATGACTCAAAGAAATCATTCCTTCGATGATGAAAGGGAGGTGATTTGTGTGAGTAATACTGCAATCCATTTGATATGTCAACTGTCTTCAAGAGTTCGTATATATCTAACCTTAATTTGTGTCCTACAGATTGACTTTTACTGCTTGTCACAAATGATATGTTATTTGATTTGTTTATATGTAAGTTTTTATAATCTAACCATGTAGATCCCCATTCAAATAATTCTGCCTGTGGATATTTGTCTAAAATTGATTGACAGAACGTGTATATCTTATCAAACATATAGGCATTTCTCATTGCCCCTTCACTTACAGTGGGTAAGATAGCAAGAGGTTCTGCAAGAAATAATATTTTTTTATCTGCTTCTTTATCGTAAGTGAGATTGTCTATAGAGACGCTTACTTTTTTATCAAAAACTAATTCTGTATCTCCCCAAGGGTTCCACCATAAGGGAAAGATGCTCGCTGCTTTCTTCATCGTATATCTTGGAAATGATAATGAAAACCAAAGGTCTCAATACCTTTGTGTTCTGGGCATTCTACTTCTTTACTGAAGCGAGCCGCCACCTCGACGGGAGCATACACACATCCCTGCTCCTCGAAGATGTGTCGGTTATGACAACATATGTTCCCGTCTTCATTATATAGACCTGCATTCTGATGCTTATAAAAATCTCCTTCGTTTACTTCCCAAGGGACGGTGACTTTACTGGGGACTTCGAGAAGACGCTTGGAGCGTAAGGAAAATCCTCCATTACCGACACGTTGGTTTCTTCCCCACGGGTCGAGGTAGGCATTAGGATCGTCTCTCCACGGTGCCCCGATATAATCGTAATCAAGAAATTTATTATCCCAAAGATGAGGACGTAATACATAGCCATCTGGATGAATGAGAAGGCAATGCGAGGTCCTGACGTGATTAGTAAGATTATAGATGCAATAAAAATTAAAGTCATCGATGCTTTGAATAGGATAAGTTTCTTCGTATACAACCTGATCACAAAGTCCATCAGGTTTTTTACTACCAATAAATTTGGCAGCACCCCATTCTATTGCTTCACATGATTTATTTATTGCATAGACTGCATCCTCAAGGTCGAGGTCTGCAAGCATTAGTAGGGTAACTTCAGGTATTTTTCGCACGGATAACCGACCTGTTGAATATACTATACAAGTCTAGCATGTTCACATCTAAATTTCTAGCTTGAGTATACAGATGATCATTTTCTGCTAACAATGTCTTATTGACATCAGCATAATCATCCACCCATAGTATAGGATAATCCTTGTAACATTCTTGTAGGTATGAATTCTTCTTCATGATGGGGACTCTCTTCAAAGATAACACCTCCCAATTTCTATGACAGTCCACTGCATTTCCCTCTGGACAAATCATAAATTTATGTTGTGTAATCATCTTATAATATTCTGCATAGTCCACATGTGGACTCACAGTAGCAAAAGTTTTATCTCTAAACATATCTCTTATATTTCCACGTTCACTTATGTTAGTGCTCTCTGAATGATTGATGTATAACAATTTCTTTGGTTTTATATCAACCATCATTAGGGGTTTGATCAACTCCCTTCTATTATCAGCGTCATGTAATCTTCTTTGCAAACCATATGGAAGGGGGTGTAATTTACCACCAAAACCTAATGCATTAGCAGCAAAAATTCCAAGCACATTATCTGGTATATCGATGTCGTCATTGATAGGGGTATCTTCATTACTACAGAAGATAATAAATTTAGTTTTGGGGTAGCTCTCACATAACTTCAGAAGGTTCTCTGATCCCAATAATTGATCAACATGTCTTTGATCTGCGTCATTATTACAAGTTATCTTACGATAATACAACCTTATGTTATCAATAAACAAGGTCATATATTTTTTACCAGACACGGTGCTGGCAAATTCTTCATTAGATGTGTTTGCTTTCTTCATAAAAGCACCAGGCACACCGCCTATACAACCTGCTTGATCACCAAAATCATAGTCACATAAATCAGCGATAGAAGGTCCGTCAAGTACGTTCATAATTAATGTTGAGTGTTATTCTAAAGTTTTTTGATGGAGATGAGCTAGAGTGCAAAACGCTACCATCAAAGATAACTAATTTCCCCCTCTCTGGAGTTTCTCTATGTATAACATTCATGTCATTATCAAAAAAGAATGTGTCACCATCAGAATCATTAACATAATATAAAACAACATCATGTGGATTTCCATTATCTGTGTGTGCGTTATGATGAATACCATATCTCTCAGGACATGGCCATTGAAATGTGATGTGAGATCTCAACATTTTTTTATTTCTTCTCAAACAAAACTCAGAAATATAATCTAAAGGAAATAGTCTTGCAGATTCATTTTGTAATTTTTTTGCAGTAAGTGAATGAGAGAAGTATGGATGCATCGGTAATTTTTTCTTCTTCACCACATCTTCAGGGTACGCACAATCTTTTTGAAAAAACCATGGCACTTTATATGATTCCTTTTCAATAATATCAGCTATTTGTTTGGGTAATTTTTTTCTAGTAATCCAAGATAAATTGTCTTTGTTCATCGGTGTTCCTCCATTCACCTGGTAAAAAATAATTCATAAGATGCATCTGATGAACCTTCACATCAGTGTTCAGTAGCATTTTATAATTTAAGTGCTCTGAAATTGCAAGGTCAGTGCAATAAAAATTTCTAATTTTCTTACTGCAAAGTGCAGCTGCTACAGCAAATGTACCCACACCAGAATTTGCTATGTTTTTTGCACCTAATAATGTTCCAAAATCCTCTTCGACTGTGCCTCGTTGTATTGTAACTTTCGGATTCCATGCTAACTCTCTTACTATAGGATTCCAATGATCTGGTTCGGTAACAACAATTGCTTTATCAAATGATTTTATTAGTTCTGTATAATATGATAAAGGGTTGGGTGCGTATTGTTCTGGGTTTTGATATAACTTATTGAATACATCACCACTTCTTATGTGAATAACAATCGTATCATCTGGAACATCCACAATAGGCACATCGATATAATAACTAATATAATTTTTACATATTCTTCTCATGTTATCGTAAATATATTCTGGTGTAAGATTTACCTCACAATAAGGTCCTTCCCAATAAAAAAATTTACCAGTAATACTATAATTTACATCACCAAATTTTGTTTCATGAATGTTGATAAGAGGGTGACCTATACTACGAAAAGATGTTCGTAGATTTTCTGCCACCATTGTTCCCACAGCACATTGTTGAATATTATTTCCCAATCTACCGTACCAATGAGATAATCTTATAGTCATATGAATATGTTCCTTGCCTCTGTATTATTACAAACAAAAGGTGAATACACAGATTCATTTATAACTTTAGGATCAACATACCAATCTTCATATGGATTACCACCATTACAAACATCACTACAGACCATTACGTATCCTTTATCCCATAAAAATTCTCTTGACTTTTGTCTTATATCTGTTCCGTCTTTATACAAATCATGTTCAAAAGTTATGACAGATACTCTATAATCATCGAATGGGAATTGTTGTAGTGCATTGAATGTGACGGTGGGAGGTTCACAATCTATAGAAAGATAATCTATTCTATCTTTCCATTTTTCATTCTCTATTGCTGTTTTGTAATCAAAGACGGTTGCATCTGCCTCATAGCAAGTGTTCGTTCTTGCCATATCACCTCTGAATAATTCACACATCTGCCTGTCAATCTCAACAGAAAATCCTCTCCAACCAAATGCTGTTTCAAGTAAGAAAGTATTACTCAAAAATTGTGGATCATTTGAACCAATCTCTACATACTTACCATTCTTTTTTCCCTTTAGCATAGAGAGAACAAACAAATCTTGATATGCTTGTGAGTAATTTTGAAATACTTTTGTGTATCCACTGAAACGATGTTTTAAATAATCGTTTGCATAATCATATGTTGAGTTCATTTGTTGCAGTTGCCATATGCTACGAATTTTTTACCTGTAATGTCGGTATCAATAGGGAATGCATCTTTTGCTATCTGACCCATGATCCAATTATATGTTTTTCTTATTCCATCTTCAAGTGTTTGTGAGTAATCCCAACCAAGTTTTTCTCTGATAAGATCGTTGTTAGAGTTTCTACCTCTTACACCAAGAGGACCGTCAACATGTATCTTCTCAATAGTTTTATTGGCGACCTTCGCTGCTGTGTCAACTAATTGATCTATTGTTACCATCTCTTCTGATCCAATGTTCACAGGTCCTACAAAATCTGAGTCCATCAATCTTCTTGTTGCCTCAATACACTCATCAATATATAAAAATGATCTGGTTTGTTTACCATCACCAAACACATTTATTGAACCGTTCTGGTTGGCGTAAGCAACTTTTCTACAGATGGCAGCTGGTGCTTTTTCTCTACCTCCGTGCCATGTTCCTTCTGGACCGAATATATTATGGTACCGAGCAACACGAACAGGTATATTATGGTTACGACTATAAGCGAAATATAATCTTTCCGAGAAGAGTTTTTCCCATCCATATTCGGAGTCAGGGTTAGCAGGGTAAGCGGATTTTTCACGGCAGTCTGGGTTGTCTGGATCGAGTTGATTATGTTCTGGATACATGCATGCAGAACTTGAATAAAATATTTTTGTTATCTTTTTATGTTCAAGTGGTCTTGAGTCCCACTTAGTGCCATAAGTATCAATTAACTTACGTTGCTCCTCAAGAAGATTCAAATTGATTGTCGCAGAGTTATGCATAATATCAGCGTCATTCTCACCTGTGAATATAAATTCAGCACCACCCATGTCAGCAGCAAACTGATAGATTTCATCAAAAGGTTCAATCAATCTATAGGGTACACTATTATAAAAGTTACCTTGCTGTCCTTTATATTCTATGACACGTTTTACAAAATCAACGTCACGTAAATCTCCTTGAACAAACTCATTTGCTTTTGTGTCAGAGAACTCAGGATATTTCAAGTCAACTGCACGTACCCAATAACCATCTTTTTTTAGTCTGGTGACCATCGCATTTCCGATGAATCCACCACCACCTAATACGAGTGCTGTTTTCATTTGATTTCCTTGATGTAATTCAATACTACTTCATCTATGTAGTCTAGCATAGGCATGGTGATTACGGGTGAACTTCCTACAAAAAATACATTATCTAAAACTTCTGAAGCTCTGGGATAGTTTGATGCAGGTTCGATATCCCTATAAGCAGGATGCATAAGAATATTGCCAGCAAAATAATTTCTCGTTTGAATTCCATGATCTTCTAGATACTTTACGAGGTGGTGTTTACCGTCCTTATATATTATCGGAACTCCAAACCAAGAGGTCTCAGCATGTTCTTTCTCTTCAACAACCCTGCAACCAGGAATTTGACTGAAGATCTGAGTCATAGCAGTTTTATTGAGACGACGGACGTGATGTATCTCTGTTTGCTTTCTCAATTGTACAAGACCGATAGACCCTTGCAGATCGGCAGGCTTGAGATTGTATCCTTGAACTCCGAAGACATACTTATGATCGACATCCTTATCATACCCTTCCAACCAACGGTCAAACCTATTCCCACAGACACCTCCCGCCAATTTATTTTGGGCACCTACACAGTAGCACCCACGACCCCACCAGGCGTAAGACCTAGCGATCTGAACTATCTCTTCGATATTAGAGGAGACCATACCCCCTTCGATAGTGCAAATATGATGAGCTGGATAGAAAGAACAAGAAGCAGCGATGGCATTTTTAGTAAGGAACTCTCCTCTCCACTTGCTACCGAGGGAATCACAGTTGTCCGCAATGTATTGCAGTCCGTTCGCATTGACAATCTCCAAGAACTTGTCAAAATCATAGGGATTACCAAGAACAGGAGAAGAAAAAACTGCCACCGTCCTGTCTGATATCTTTGCCTCTACCTGTTCAAGATCCCAATTTAGATCCTCCATCTTTATATCTACAAAAACTGGTTTCAATCCATTCTGAATTATGGGATTGATAGTAGTAGGAAATCCACATGCACATACAATTATTTCATCTCCATCTTTCCATCCAAAATATTTTTTTAAGGCAGCAACCATCACTAAATTTGCAGATGATCCACTGTTCACCATCACAGAATGTTTGAACTCAAATTGTTTTGAAAATGCACGTTCAAACTTGTTTACATTTTCACCTGCGGGTAACCACTTTCCTTCAAGTAGTGTGGTGATAGCAGCACTGACCTCATCATTATCCCAGTAAGGACCTGAATACAAAATTTGATCACCAGGTTTCCAGTTCTGATTAGGTATATATTGCATTGTCTTGTAACCCTGTGCTCCCAACTGGAAAACAAAATTATCTACTTGTTCTTTTATTGAATACATAAATCTTTTACAATAAATTCGTTGGAAACGAGTGGTTCAAATCCTAATGATCTGAGTTTTGTAGTGTCCATCCAAAAGTTTTGTGTCTGCACATTTTTATGAAACTCTGGTGGATCTATATTGATCAATTCACCACGAGATTTTGTAAGATCTTTTGCGTGATGCATAAACTCTGCAACTGTTGATGGTACACCTGATCCAATGTTATAGATTTCGTTTTGTTCTCCCTTGTCAATGACAAGTTTGATCGCTCTACACACATCAGATACATGCATTATATCACGAGTATGAGATCCGTGATCATATATTTTCACATCTCTATTATTTTTTAATTCCTCAATCATCCATTGTATAGCATTCTTTTTCCTTGATGCTTTCTTATCACCTGCTCCCATTACATTACACAACCTCAGAATTCTGTATTTCATCCCAGTAGTTTCTGCGAAAGATATGATAAGATCTTCTGCACACTTTTTGGTAATGGAGTAAAATCCAGTGGGTCTACATACCGATAGTTCTGTGGCAGGGAGTTCACCTCCCTTTCCATATACAAACCAAGATGATACAAAGTTGAATGTGATATCATTCGATCTGCAGTGCTCAAGGGTTTCACACAAGACTCGTAAATTAGTATCGACATCTCTAGTGATGTTATCATGTACATTGTAATTGTGAATTGTAGAAATAAAATAAAGGATTTCGTTTGAGTGTGGTTTTCTTTCTTCTCTCTTTTGCACTGTCACAACAGGAGAGTACATCTCTTGAAATTTACTTCCAATAAAACCACATCCATATAAAGAGATCATGTCAATAAGTCAAGGTAATGTGTGACGGTTGCTCTGAGACCGATATCAAAATCAGTAAATGGTCTCCAACCAGTTCTATTTGTTATCTTACTATGATCCATACCGTATCTTTTGTCAATACCTGGTCTTCCTTCGTTGATACCTATCAAACTATATGGTTTTTTCAGCATACCAAGAATCATTTTTGTGACATCTATATTTCTCATCTCACATGAACCACCAATATTAAAAGTATCATTGATTATTGCTTGTATCTCTAACTCCCATATAGCAGCACAATGATCATAAACGTACAACCAATCTCTTATCTGATTTCCACCACCATGCATATAAGTTATCTCATTTTTCAATGCATTACTAACAACAAGTGGTATAAGTTTCTCTACATGTTGATGAGGACCATAGTTGTTACTGCAGTTAGTAATAAGATAAGGTAAACCATAAGTGTTATGCCACGTCTTGACAAAATAGTCAGAGGCAGCTTTGCTTGCCGAGTAGGGATTTCTTGGGTCATATGGGGTGGTCTCCTTGAATAATTCAGTGTCATCATACTCCAAAGATCCGTACACCTCATCTGTTGAGACATGGTGAAACTTTTCTATGTCATGCTTGACACTAGCATTTAGTAAATTGATAGTACCAACAATATTTGATTCCAAAAAAGGTCTATAGTTTTTAATAGACCTATCAACATGACTCTCAGCAGCAAAGTGAAATACTTTTCTAGGTTTATACTTTTCAAAAATATAATTTACATTCTTCTCATTAGATATATCACACCATTCAAAAATAAATTGATCAGTATCTGGTATGAAATTTACATCAGCAGCATATGATAAATTATCAATCACGACCACTGGTTCAAGTAGATCAGTATCTTTAGAGATGTAGTGTAGGAATTGACTACCAATAAAACCTGCACCACCTGTGACTAAGTACATAATTCAATATATTTGTCAATGTATGCTTTTGCCTTTTTGAGGTCTTCAAGTTTGTCACCCTTATGACCTGCACGACAGACATATTTCACAACATTACCTGCGAAGAAATCTAAATTTTGATCTGCAATAAAATCCCATACTTGTATTTTACCCCTTTGATAATGTGCAGGGTCTTCTGGTGTAAACATTAGTAATGTCCCCAAGCAAAGTGATCGACACGATTATAATCATCCTGCAATCTCACTATATCATCTTCCTTACAATCACCACGTTGCACTTCAATAATTCTTATACCTTTCTCACCACCTTTGATACGATGCCTTTGCTCAATCCCTATGAAAAATGTATCGCCAACTTTCGCATTCTCTTCCACATCATTACGAGTAATTGTACCATCACCCTCAACAACAACCCAATCCTCTGTGCGATATCTATGAAACTGATACGATATTCTCATATCAGGTTCAATCCATAATTCTTTCACACAATATTTTCTACCTCTTTGTAGAACTTCAAACCAACCCCATGGTCGGTATTCTTTTTGTTCATTCATAGTGATTGAAGTGATGCCTCGTAATCTTTTTGGAAGATATCTAATCCTTTTTCTGTAAGCACATGATTGTACATCTTGTCGAACACAGATGGTGGCATGGTCACGATGTTTGCACCATATTCATATGCTCTACCTACAGATCTGACATCTCTTAGTGATGCAGCAAGGATCTCTGTCTTTTTCCAGTTCTGCCTAGAGTATATATTAGCAATGTCTTTGATTAAACACAACCCACCAAATGAATTATCATCCACTCTTCCTACAAAAGGTGAAACATATGTAGCACCTGCCTTTGCTGCAAGAATTGCCTGTGATGGTGAGAATATAAGTGTGACATTTACTCTTATGATTTGTCTTGATAACTCTTTACATACAGCAAGACCATCAGGTGTGCAGGGAACTTTGATAGTTGTATTTTTTCTATATTTTTTAGAAAGTCTTATACCCTCTTCATACATCTCCTTTCTATTTCCGACAACCTCCATACTAATATCATGTAAACCCATTTGTATAAGTTCATCATATACGTCCTCTGGATTTCTACCACTCTTTCTTATAAGTGATGGGTTTGTTGTAATACCATCAATCAATCCCGTGTTGTAACCAGTTTGAATAGCATCAGTGTCTGCTGTGTCTAAAAAAATCTTCATAAAATTGTAGGAACGTAGTGTATATCTAGGATTATTATACCATTATAAGTATAAATGTCAAGGTTCCTAAATACAGCTGATATATATGTGGAAAGATATGAAGAAGTTTCTTCTTCCCTTTGCTTTATTATCCCTTAGTGCGACAGCTGCAAGAGCAGATATAACTCATAAGTTATCAAGTAGTATCCAACTACAGGTCAACGCAGCAGCAACTCAGGTTGAGAGAATCGGGTCGTCGTTCTCGGTTACAGGAAATGGTGTGGATACGACTGATGGTACAACAGCAGGTACAGTATCGGTTGGTACTATAACTTCAGGTGTTTATGCTCCTGGTACTATAGCAGCGACTCAGGATGTGCCTGGTGCAGCGTTCAGCTTCACCCAGTCATATACACAAGCGGACGCTGTTCCGACATCAGCTCCAACAGTGGGTGCTGTAGGTAATTTCAGTAATCAAACTTCAACTGCTGCTGGTACAAAAGACACACTCGCTGGAACTATAACCAGTGCAGGTGTTATGACACTAACAGCTGGTGGTGCAGGTACTGTGGCCACTGGACAACACGTCACTGAACTTACAATCAAATAGAGACTTATGGTAAGATATGAAACTGTATCGTG